ATGGAACGCAGGGACAAACACGCCTGCTTTACCTTCGCCTGCTCCAGCTAATCAAGGTTATTACTATGTGGTAAGCGATCCCGGTACTTATTTGGGTATTACTTATGGTGTAGGTGATTGGGTTATATCTAATGGTACCGCATGGGAGAAAGTTGACAACTCACAAAGCGTAACATCTGTTAATGGTCAACAAGGTGTAGTTGTTCTAACTACATCAGATATTGCTGAAGGTTCTAATCTTTACTATACAGATGCTAGAGTAGCATTAGCACCATCGGTAGTAACCAATACAGCTAAAGTATCTTTCCCAGGTTTTGGAACCACAGCAGGTACAGCGCTCGAAGGTGACACAGTAATACCACCTGCATATACAGATGCAGATGTCGATGCTCATTTAAATTTAAGTGAAGCTGGTATAAATCAAGTTTTAGCTTGGAGCGGCGCGGATTATGAGTGGGTTGATCCTTCTACAGGATCTGCAACTGGTACTGTAACAGAAATAACTACAAGTGGTGGTTTAACTGGAGGTCCAATAACAACTACTGGAAATATATCGATAGATCCAACTGGTACTATTGGAGCAGGTACTTATGGTAGTACGTTTGGTAACGTAAAAATAGATCAAATAACTATTGATACTTATGGGCGTGTTACAGCTATAACAACTGGATCAACTGGATCTGGTGGAGGTACAATGGATTCTTTTAATGTTGGAGACGCTAATAACTCTATACCTATATCTAATAATGAAACTATTAAGTTTTTATCAAGTTCTGGTTTAAGTGTTAGCGCTGTAAATAATGGTGGTGTAACGAACATAACATATACTAATACCGACAGAGGATCGTCTCAGAATATATATAAAAATTTCCAAGCAGACAGTGGTGGTACTGCCTCGGCTAACGTAAATGATGATACATTAGTTATAGCAGGCGGCACAAACATACAAACAGTAAGAAATGGAGATACTATAACGATTAACGCTACAGGCGGTAACACTAACACAACCTATAGTTATACATCGGCTCAAAGCACTAATGATGTAGATCTTACGCTCACAGGTTCTGATGCTACGACAAATACAGTTAAACTTGTAGCTGGTTCAAACGTTACGCTTACTGATAATGGAGCGAACCAAGTTACTATTGCTGCCGCTACAGGTACAGGCGTAGGAGGTAGTGGTGTACAAAACTATATACCTATATGGGCAACATCGTCTACAATAGGTGATAGTGCTATATATCAAGATGGAACTAATATTGGTATAAATACAACTGCTATATCAGCTGCGCTGGATGTTAATGGTGATATTAAAGCAGAGAATAGTTCATTCCCTGTTATATACTCCAAAAGAGAATCTGCTACTACAACAGGTCCAGCGCCAGGTCTTCATATTAGAACCTTTACAAATGCTGGAGCCATACAGGATAGTTTTGGCGGTGGTATAGTTTTCTCTTTAACAGATGCAGGTAGCGGTACAAACGCAGCTGCTAAAATATATGCAATAAGAAATGGTGGCGACACTACAGCTGATCTACAGTTTTGGACTGGTTTAGACGGAGGTGTTAACGCTGCTAATATGGTTAGCACTGGTCAATTAGAATTACCAGGCTACGGTGGTGGCTCGTTTACCGGCACTGCTACAAAAAGCTTAGCTGTAAATGCCGGCGGTGATGTTATTGAAATTGACGTTGCTACATCTAACGTACAATCAGATTGGAACGCTACAAGTGGTGACTCTGAAATATTAAATAAACCAACAGACCTTGTTTCTGGTACAACAGCTACTCAAACAGCTATAACAGAAATAAGGACGTTGACGCAAACTGAATACAATGCAATAACTCCCGCTGCGGATGTAATGTATGTAATAGTATAATATGGCTGACTTAAAGTTTGGAGGCGTAACACCTGGAACAGGAGATATTAAAGTAGGCAGTAGTAATGCCTCTAAAATATACCAAGGCAGTACATTGCTTTGGCCATTAGGTGTAGCACCGCAACCAGGTGAAGTTACTATATGTGATTTGATATGGACAAAAACAAATTCAACAATCACAGCTACAACAACCGGTGGCACTATACCAATTACAACAGATGCTACAGGTTGGGGTCAAGCAATTGAAAACCAACAGCCTGCTGCTTGCTGGTACCAAAACGATCAAGCAACATATGGGTATTTAGGTCTTTTTTACAATAAATTTTGTTTAGATGTAATACAACCACCAGCTGGATTTAGACTACCAACTTCAACCGACTGGACTGATACCAGATCTTGTGTTGCTTCAGGGCAACCTCAAGTTAATTACGCTAATCAAATTGTAAATAATTATTATGATCTTTGGCCATCTGCTGTTAATTCATTGTCAGATATAAACACTATAGATTTTAATTCTATAGGTGGTGGATCTATAAGCGCTTCTAAGTCTAGTGGTTCAAATTACTATCAATCTTTTTGGAGTAGCGATAGAGCTTATTATTGGCATTCAAGTCAAACATCAACCAACCCAAGAAATGCTTTAGGTGTAATTCATGCTTATAGCTCTAGTAGTAACTACGTTTATTTAAACAACCTTAGTTCTTCAACAAGCTCTAGTCTTGTTTACAATTCAAATGGATTTAATATAAGATTTGTTAAAGATCTTACAGCTTTAGATCTTTACGACAATGATACTCAAACAGGGCCAACTGTTAGTTCTATAACAGAATCAATATTAAGCCCTGGACCAGGTACAAGTGGTCAATCAACTTTTACTAGAGACGCTGGGTCTGTAGTTGTTCCATCTGTTGGTGGTGATGTTACTTTATTTCAATATCTAGATAATTCTACACTACCAAATATAACAGATGCTCATTTTGGTGTATTACCTCCAAACTCTACAGCTATTGTTGGTGGAGCAATTAATGTTTATCCTAACGCAAATAGATATGCGTTTCAACTATCTTATAGCTTACAATGGAGTAATGATAATCAAGGTGGAGTATGGAGCCCTGATGGTTTTGCTAATAGAAAAACAGGTACACTTACTCTTCCACAAGGAACTTGGTATTTAGAATTAGAGTTCCTTGGTGAAAAAGATACTTCAGTTGGTCAAATTGAATATTTTACTGGAATTAGCGTTTAATAAAAAATAATATATGCCCATAATATCCTCGTATAAATTAAATAATACGCCTGAGCCATCTGATATACTTATAGGAACAGATGTATCTAATGGGCAGACTAAAAACTTTAATGTTCAGTCTTTATCTAACGAAGCTATAAATAACTATTTAAAACAAATTAGTTGGCAGTTTATAGTTCAAGATCCAGACCCAGATCCAAGACCAGAAGGCACTATATCATTTGAAAATTATGGTGGAGCTGGTACTGCTTGGAATACAATAAACAGTTTGTATATAAATACAAATATGGTTACAGCATTAAATTCATTACCTTATTTACAGAGATTAGTGAATTTAAATGTAATAATAAATGATAGACGCGATATATCAAGATATGGCGTATACACATTAAACTCTCTTACTCAAGTTGATTCAAGTTCTATTTATGAAATGGATTTAACTTTTATTTTAGGTAATGGAGTTTTAACGGCATTACAATACTATTCAATACAAATCGACAGCGTTGAAAATGCAGATAAGCATTTTGAGTTTACGCAAGGAACACCATCAACTCAATGGGATATAGTACATAATTTAAGTAAATTCCCTTCTATATCTGTAGTTGATACTGCAGGTACTACTGTAATAGGTAGTTATGATTATATAAATGCAGATAGAGTTACTTTAAATTTTTCAACTCCATTTGCTGGAAAAGCATTTTTAAACTAAAACAATGGCGATACAATTTGTAAATATAGTAGATTTTAATAATAACCAAGCTGAAAGCTTTGTTTTAGAAAATCTAGCATCAGATCCAACAGCTGGTAACGTAGGTAGACTTATATATAACACGTCTACTTCTAAAGTAAAAGTAGATGATGGAACTGCATTTGTTGATATATCAGGTGATATAACAGAAGTTGCAGCTGGTACATACTTAAACGGAGGTGGCACAAGCGGTGTCGTGACTTTAAACCACGATACAACTACTAGGACAGATACTACTTCTACAGCAACTCCTACCTATGGAGCTACATTTACTGCTATAGATTCTCTTTCAACAAATGTAACAGGGCACGTAACTGGTATTAATACTAAAACAGTTACTTTGCCTGCAGCTGAAGATTACACTTGGACGTTGTCGGCTGACAGTGGTACACCTCAAACTATAAATAAAAATGATACTGTAGATATAGCAGGCGGAACAAATATAACAACAAGTGTTGCAGCTACAGATACAGTAACAATAGATCTAGATGATAGCATTACACTAGCTGGAACATTAACTGTTAATGGCACTGGTCAATCAAGTTTCGCGGGTCAAGTAACAGTACCCGCTACACCAAGCGCTAATACAGACGCTGCTTCAAAACAGTATGTATTAGCTCAAGTAGGTGGAGTTGGTGGTTTCCAAGGAGGATATAACGCAAATACAAATACACCAGCTTTAACCGGATCGAGCAACGTCGCTTTAAATCAAGGTGATTTTTATGTAGTAACTGTAGCAGGTACATTTTTTACTGAAAACGTAGAGGTTGGTGATTTTATATTTGCCAACTATGGTATTCCTGCTAATTCAACTCCATTCGAGTTTGACTACACTGTTGTTATAGCAGATCAAAACGTAGCAGGTGAAGGAGCTACAGATGGTGCAACTCAAAAAGGTGTTGCTGGTTTTAACTCTGCGCACTTTAATGTTACAGCAAACGGTTTTGTTTCTTCTGATATATACGCAGGAGGTTCTACACTGGGTATTGTACCAGCTGGAGGTGCCGGCACTACGTTCTTGCGAGGTGATGGTACTTGGGCAGTTCCAGTAGATACAGGCGCTTTAGGTGATAGAGTCTCACTAACAGGTGGTAGTCAAGCTGGTGGTTTAACAACATTTACTTATAATGTTACTAACTCTTTTGCAGGTGCTAGCGCTCTAGATGTTAAGTGCGAAGTCATAAGCTCTGCAGGTGAAACAGTATACGCAGGCGTAACAAGATCAGGTGCGAATTTAAGTGTTGAATTTGTAGGTTCAATATCTGATGGTGCTTACGAAGTATTACTTACATACGTAGGATAATAATAAAATAATTAAATAATATGCCAATTAAATTTCTTAATGATGTCGCTGTAGACACTAGTGTCTTATATGTAGATACAACAAACGATAGAGTTGGTATCGGGACGACTAGTCCTGACGTTAAATTAGAAGTTATAGCCACTTTACCCACTGATGGAATTATTGCTGACTTTGTAAACTCATCAAACTCAGGGGGCACAACAGCTGCTATAAAGTTATCAAACGCAGATTCCGAAGCTTGTGATGTTGTTTTAGGGGCTAACAGAGTGGGCGCTAATTTTGGTTCAGACTTTTTTATATCACTATCAGATAGTGTAGATGGAAGTAATCAAGAAAGGTTTAGAATTACCGAAGCGGGCAACGTCGGGATCGGAACGACGAATCCTTCTCATAACTTAACTATAAATTCAGCAACAGGCGGTCAATTACAATTTCAGTATAATACATCAAGTCGTTTAAGAATTGAAGCTGATTCAGGAGGTGGTTCTTATTACGCTGCTGCAGGATTTTACCATAGGTTTTTTACTTCAGGAGTAGAACGTTTGCGTATAGATTCGTCAGGCAACGTCGGCATAGGCGTGTCGAGTCCGACAGCTAAATTAGAAGTAAAAGGTTCAGGAACTTCGCCAATAGTTTACTTTGGTAATGGAGTAGATAATGCGCCAAACAGACAACTTGCTTTTAGTGGTGGTTCTTCGGGACTTGTTTATGATTTAGATGCAACAGGTGCTTCAGGTGTTGGCGGTCAACTTACACTTTCAACTAATGGAAGCGAACGTATGCGCATCGATTCGTCGGGGAATTTGATTCTAAGAAACAGCAGTTTGTCTTCGCCAACAAGTGGGTTTTTAAAAGAAATGTTTATTGTCAGCGATGATGGTACAGGGACATTTGCTATTAATGGTGCGAGCAATGGTTCTTACGGAGATTTTAAATTTATTACAAGAAAAGGAGATAGCAGCGACCCAATTACAGCTTTAACTATCGATTCGAGTGGTGTTGTACAAGTAAAAAATGTTGATTCACCGACTTTACAATTGTTTAATACAGATGCATCTTTAACTGCAAATCAAGTTGTTGGCGACATCGACTTTTATCAATCCGACCCAAGTGGCGGTGGTGTTGGTGTTGTCAGTAAAATAAGAAGTATAAACTTAAGTTCATTCCAAGGTGAAGCGGGATTAGCTTTTCATACAGGCACAACAAGTAGTTTAACAGAACGTTTGCGCATTGATTCAAGCGGCAACGTCGGTATCGGGACGGATAGTCCTGATTCAATCCTTACTTTAAATGGTTCAAGTAGTAGCAGAATAAATTTAAGAACATCCGAAACAAGATATGGTACTATTTTTTCCGACAGTGGTCTTTTAGCTATTGCATCCATAACTTCTATTCCAATAGTTTTTGCAATTAATGATGTTGAAAAAATGAGACTCGATTCTTCAGGCAACGTCGGTATCGGAACGACTAGTCCTGGGTACAAGCTTGATGTTTCTGGCACCGGGAGAGCGTCTAGTAGTTTAAGAGCCCCTATATTCTACGATAGCGATAACACTGGTTATTACGTAGATCCAGCTAGTACTGGCATAGCGGCTTATCTTAGAGGTGATATAGAAATAATAAATGAACAACCGGTATTAGAATTAAACGACTATACGGCAACAAGTACTACTAATTTAAACGCGTGGGTTTCTTTCCAGTACAACGGAACAGAAGGCGGTTATGTTGGTTACGGAAGTGATGGTAATTCTAATTTATATTTAAAAAACTATAATGGTTCTGTTCTTATAGAAGGAACTTTAGCTGAAACAGATAATTCTTTCCGAGCCCCTATATTCTACGATAGCGATAACACTAGTTATTATGCGGATCCAGCTGGCACGAGTGTTTTAAACGTGTTAACAGTGGGTGGCAGTAGTGTTTTAACAGAGGGAGACACTGCAATAGTTAGAAGAAGAGGCACTATAACTTCAGAAGATTGGAATACATACATTGATGGAACTGAGGCTGGTTGGTATCAAGTTAATAACGCTAGTGGTTCAAATAAACCACCAGCTTATACTTACGGTACACAATTAAACTTTTCAACAGCGAACGCTAATAAACTTCAAATATACGCACCTCACGATGCAACAGACGGAAATGGTGTCTGGATAAGAACGGGTTGGAGTACAGATTATGATGCTTGGAGAGAAATACCTCTATATGGTATGAACCCATACTCTGGAAGTAACCTCAGAGCTTCAGTATTCTACGATTCTAATAATACAGCTTATTACGTAGATCCGGCTAGTACAAGTAATTTAAATGATTTAACAATAAATAGATATTTTACAGGTAAAGGTGGTACTAAAGTATTTGATTTATATGACAATTATTTAAGATTTAATCAGGGAGGAGAATTTAGTAGTGGTATTTGGATAGGAAGTTCCGATCTTAAACAGGGTAGTGGTAAATATATTGTAGCCGGTAGTAGTGGAGGAACAACAAATTCAAGGGTATACATATACGGTGGAACTTACACAGGCGCTAATATAATAAAAATAGATGGTAGCACTGGTATTATTCAAACTAGTGCAGATTCTATGAGAGCCCCGGTATTCTACGATTATAACAATACTAATTATTACGCAGATCCAGGCTCTACAAGTCAATTTAACGGTTTAACTGTTACTAACACTATAAACGGGAGTATTAGCGGGGCTAACGCTGTTAATATTACAGGATATGGTACCGGTAGTTTTACCTTTTATCAAACATCAAGTTCGTTTTCTGTATTTAGCGGTTGGCATAATTATTTTATAGGTAACCATGGTAATGGTAGTAATTATTATAACACTATTATTGCTATGCCATTTTGGGGATCTCCAAGATACTCAAGATTAGAGGGTGGCACACAACAAGGCCCTTTTGAATTTTGGACAAGTGAAATAGCTATAAATTCATCTCAAAATATTACAGCTCCAATATACTACGATTATAACGATACTAATTATTATGTAGATCCAGCTAGTACGAGTAATTTAAGTTTATTAACTGTAAATAGTTCTATTACTATAGGAAGTCCTACTGGCGCGCCTACTACAACTAGAATTAAAACGACTGGGGGAGGTTCTGGTGGTTGTGCGATTTTTATTGATGGATCAAGTCAATCAACTCAAATACAAGTGATTTTACCAACTTACGCAACTGGGGCGAGTTTCAACAACACAGGTGCGTTTGGCGCAAATGCTATGCAATTTTTACGTAACGGTCAAAACGCAGGTAGTATCACTATTAATACTAATTATTCAACTAGCTACAATACATCGTCAGATTATAGATTAAAAGAAAATGTTGTTAAATTAACTGACGGAATTGAAAAAGTAAAGCAATTAAAGCCAAAAAGATTTAATTTTATTTTAGATGAAAATAAACAAATTATTGATGGATTTATCGCGCATGAAGCAAAAGAAGTTGTACCAGAATCTGTTACTGGTGAAAAAGATGCGATAGATTACAATGGTAATCCTGAGTATCAAGGAATGGATAACGCTAAACTTGTCCCAGTGCTAACAGCGGCTTTGCAAGAAGCAATTGCAAAAATAGAAGATTTAGAAACAAGAATACAAATTTTAGAAAATCAATAAGTTATGAATATTAGTTATGAGTGGAAGATTACGGCTTTAAAACAAGCACCCACGTTAGACGGATTGTCAAATGTAATCACGCATATAAATTTTGAATACACAGGAACAGATGCTGACTCTGGCGAATCTGCTGTATTTAATGGGGCTTGCCCAGTTGGAGCGCCTGAATCTGGTAGCTTTATACCAGCATCAGATCTTACACAAGATGAAGTAATTGCTTGGGCACAAGCTAATCACCCTACAGATCATATGAATGAAGTTATTGAAAAGGCAATATCAGAAAAAATAACTCCAACAAATGATCCAGTTAGTAAAGATGAAATTCCATGGTTACCTGGTGACGATCCAGAACCAGCTGAAGAACTAGCTGAAAAACCAGCTGAAGAGTAAAAATCACTAAAAATAAGTGATATATAGATTATACCCTGCTCGGGAAAGAGCAACCAAATAAACTAACATAAAACCAAAACCAATGACACTATATTACAGGACTCATACGTGGAGTAGTCAACCACAAATATCCGAAGACCAAATCGAATTTTGGAAGCACGTTGCTGAAAAGAAAAATTGGCGAATAGTGCAACTACCAAATGGATATTTTCAAACCGAATATAAAGATCAAGAAGATAAGTGGCAAGATGTAACTCGTAGGGAAACACTTGATGGAGCAGAGGCTGCTATCGAGGGTAGCATCGATCACTACATTAAAAAGCTTGACTTTGTAAAAGGTCCTAAGGTAGTTAAAACCTTTGAATAATATTATACAATAAAATTAAATTCAATTAAATTATGTCAGACAAGATTGTCAAAAACCTTAACTTTGGGGAAGACGCAAAGAACAAGGTATTTAAAGGTATAGAAAAACTCACAAAAGCTGTTAGCTCCACACTTGGAGCTAGCGGCCAATGTGTTATATTAGAAGATGATCAGGGTAAACCTGTCATTACAAAAGATGGTGTAACTGTTGCGAACAGCATTATACTATTAGACCCAGTAGAAAATATGGGTGCTACGCTTCTAAAAGAAGCTGCTAGAAAAACTGTTCAAGAAGCTGGCGATGGAACAACAACGGCTACAGTACTAGCGCACTCAATTTTAACAGAGGCTTATAAAAATTTAGATAAAGATAATATACGTAACATTAAAGAAGGTATAAACAAAGCTGTTGATAATGTTATTAAATACCTGGAAAACAAAGCAATAACAGTTGAAGGTACTATGCTTGATGACGTTGCTACAATTAGTTGTAACAATGATAAAGAACTAGGTAAAATAATTGGGGAAGCGTTTAAAGCTGCTGGTGAAAATGGTGTTGTTGTTATGGAGCCAACAACCGAAGATACTACAGAGCTTGAGTTAGTTGACGGTGTTCAATACGACAAAGGTTTAACTAACTCTCACTTTATAACAAGCAAAGACAAAAGAGTAGCTGAGCTTGATAATCCATTAATATTACTACTAGAGTCACCTATAGAATCTGTGCGTAAAATACAGTCAGTACTAGAGTATGTAATTAAAAATAAAAAACCTTTACTTATTATTGGTGATTTAGAAACTGAAGTTCTAGCAACGCTAGCAATGAATAAAGTAAAAGGTAATATAAAAGTAAACGTAATAAATGCTCCTACGTACGGTATAAACAAGAAAGATATGCTTTCTGATTTAGCTTTATTAACTGGAGCTACTGTAGTAAATGAAGATCTTGGAGATGATTTAGATGTTATTAATCCAGACTTTTTAGGTACTTGTTATAAAAGTATTACAGATGACATAGAAACAATATTACAAGTTGATACGTCTACTGATGATGTTAAAAAATTAATTAGCTCAGTAAAAGATTTAATATCCAAAGCTAAAGCACCTGGTGAAATTATACGCCTTGAAAAACGTTTAGCTAGGCTTTCAGGTAAAGTGTCGGTTGTTAAAGTTGGTGCTAATTCAGAGATTGAATTAAAAGAAAAATCGGATAGAGTTGAAGACGCTATCTGTGCTACTAAAGCCGCGGTAAAAGAAGGTATAGTATCAGGGGGTGGTATAGCCTTGCTCGACGCATCTAATAAAACTAAAGCTAAAAGCGTTGGTGAAAAGATATTGCTACAAGCTATTAAAGCACCGTTTAAAACTATACTAAATAATGCTGGACTGGAAGAGGTTGGTACGCCCGAAGAAGGTATGGGTGTTAATGTAATTACAGGTGATATTGTAAACATGATCGATAAAGGTATTATCGATCCATTACTTGTAACTAAAAGCGCACTCAAACACGCGGCTTCAGTGGCTACCACTATATTGTCTACAAATTGTGTAATCAATAATTTAAGAGTTGGTGATGAAAGCAATAGGTAGAAATATAATTATAAAAAAGAAAAAAGAAGATACCGTTAAAAAAACAGACGGTGGTCTTATGTTAACTCACAAGCAGCGAGTTGATATTCGTTATAAAGAAGCTACTGTGCTTCATTGTGGTGATGATGTTAAAGGAATAAAAGAAGGTCAAACTATTTTTTATGACAAAAACGCAAGTAATCGCCTTGAAGTTAATAAAGAAGTTTTTTATGTTATACGTGATATTGATGTAGTTGTTGTATTATGAAGCTAGATGCTAGTGATATTAAAGATTTAAATCTATTAAAGCATTATCGCATAATACGTAAGTGGGCTTGTAAAAACAATAATCTCAACGATGCTGATTTAGAATTATTAATATATCTAGATTGCATCGGCTTATTTAGTAAAAAAGATTTTGAAATGGGTACTTATTCTTATAGTTGGGACAATAGACGCTGGAATAGATTGCTCAAACAAGGTTGGATAGTTGTTTTTAAAACTAGAGAACAAGAAGGTAGATATAATGTTTATCAAGTTTCTTTTAAATGCAAACAATTAATACAACGTGTTTATAGAATAATGCTAGGTGAAGAAGATGTACCAACTAGTACTAGAAGAAACAAAATAATGAAAGGTAGTAGTTATATAGATAAAGTTCTAATAACTTCTATTAAAAATGTAAATAACGATAAAGAAAGATAATCATGGCTAAATGTAAAAAATGCGGATCACCAGCTTGTGTGTGTGGATCGCCTAATCATTTCGTAGATCCAACAATGGCTGCTGCAGGTATACAACCAGATATGACATATCAAGTTCCTATGCAAGCGAATCAAATGGGCGCAGCTAAACCTGTATTCAGCCCTCAAACTCAAGGTATGGCTCAAACAATATACGGAACTCCAGATCAACGTCAACAATCTGTAGCCACTCCTTTTCAAGCCAATGCTTTTTACGCTTCATTAGATGCAGCTAGAAAAGAAGGTAGAGACACGTTTAAAGTTGGTGACAAAACATTCGAAGTAAAATAAATAACTATGGACAAAAGTAAACTAATCATAAGTAAGCCAGCTCTTGAAGGACAAGTAGGTGAGTCACACGTTTGGGATGGGCCACTAGATGTTAATAGCTTTCCAAAAGGAAAAGGTAGTAGCTCTGGTAAAGATGGTATGGAAATACTAAAAGATATACCTGAATACAAAGCAGGACCTATAACTCAAAAAGTAAAACGTGGCTAAGCAAATAGACAAAAAAAGTCTCAAGTGTAATAAGCCTAGAAGAACACCAGGTCACCCTAAAAAATCTCACGTAGTTAAAGCTTGTGAAAGTGGTAGGGAAAAGATTATACGCTTTGGTGAGCAAGGTGCTAAAACTGCTGGCAAACCAAAATCTAGTGAATCTGATCGCATGAAAAAGAAACGTGCTAGCTTTAAAGCGCGTCATGCTAAAAATATCAAGAAAGGTAAGATGTCCGCTGCGTGGTGGGCTGATAAAGTTAAATGGTAATGGGTTTTAAATTAATACCTCCGTTTGTATTAGAAAACACTCCAATATATCAAGTTGATATGGAAGATGGTGTATTAGGTAAAGCTAATAATAATGGTACTATTATCATAAACAACAAAGTATCACCAGCTAAAATGAGTGAAGTTATTGCTCATGAAATGGTGCATATAGATCAAATGAAACGTGGTGATTTAGATTACGATAATAAAAACGTATACTGGAAAGGTAAGGTAATACCTCGCTCAAGTATTAAAGAAGGAGCAAAAAATTTACCTTGGGAAAAAGAAGCTTATAATAAAACTAAAAAATAAAAAAATGCCGTATAAAAAGAAAGGTTCTTCATGTGTACAACTGAAAGACCACAAAGGAAAACCATCAGGATTAATGATGGAAGGATCTGTAGCATATATGGAGTCTGCAGGTAAAGAAAAGAAAAACTTAATGAAAGATATGCCTATTGATGATAAAGCATCGGCAATGGAAATGTCTCCGTATAAACTAACTGAAAAGGATAAGCCCGAACCAAAGCCGTTTGTGGATCCAGGTGCTCCTGAAGGTTTTGCAGCAGACGCCGCAGACGTAGGTGAAGCTGCGTCTAAAAAATTCTTTAAAAGTCAAGATATAGTTAATAGAGCTGTGCAGACTTTAGAGGGCATAGATGCTGGTAAAGGAACGTATACTGGGTACGCTAACTCAGACCAGACTGTTAGAAACGCTTTGTTAGGTGGAATGAGAAAGGATAAACTAACTACGCAACAATTAAAATCACTTTCTAAAAGTGATCCTGTTAAAGGCAGGGAATATATTTCTCAAAATATATCAAACGCATCACTTGGTGACGCAAAACGCGCGTTTGATAGATCATACAATCCTTTCAAGCAAAGCTAAATGAAAAAACTTTTAAGTCTTTTATCGGGCGGTATAATTAAAGACGTAGGTAATGTAATCGATAAACTTACAACTACAGACGAAGAAAGATTAGCTGCTAAGCAAAAGATTCAAGAGTTATTAGAAAAAGCAGATCAAGACGCACAGACTCAAATTACTGAACGCTGGAAACTTGATATGCAATCTGATTCATTTTTGTCTAAAAACATACGGCCACTAGTGTTAATATATCTTACTGTTATATTTACGGCATTGGCATTTTTTGATGGTAACATTGGTGGTTTCCAGGTTAACGAAGCCTATATACCTATATTTCAATCATTATTGATTACAGTATATGGTGCATATTTTGTAGGTCGTACTTGGGAAAAAGCAAAGAAATCGAGTAATAATAAATAAGTAAATAATTTAAATTCAATTAAATGGCAAATTCAATTACAGCTGAAGAGCTTAAAACTATTCAAGAACAACAAGGAGAGTTAACTCAACTATTAAATCAAATCGGGCAATTAGAAGCAAACAAGCATGCTTTACTTCATAGAATAGCTGACGTCAACGGAAGCGTTGAAGAAACTAAAAAAGAGCTAGAAGAAAAGTACGGCTCTATTAATATTGATTTAAAAGATGGTACTTATACTCCAGTACAAAAAGAAGAAGAAATTGACGGTATGACCGTTGTAACTGAAGAGTAATGAGTACTGTTATAAGAAAAATCAGTATCGGTTCTGATTATAAAAATGATGCTATGCACTACGCGTTAGGCCAACAGGTTTACGGTGGTCATGAAATATCACATATTATGTTTGACGACTCTGACACTTCTTATAACATATTTATAAAGAAAAACGACGAGGTGCTGCCATGGAAGAAGTTTAATTCTAACATGGCTATATCTGTTGAATATGATTTAGAATATTAATGAGAAGTGTTTTTGATTTCATTATAATACCATATGGTAAAAGATATGATAATGAAATTGATTTAAACGGAGATAAACTTATAGTTAATTCTAGTATAGAAAACTTTAAGTTAATAAATAGAAAAGCTGTTGTACTCACTACACCAACAGCTTTTGCTACACCTATACAAGAGGGTGATGAAGTTATAGTTCACCACAATATATTTAGAAGATATTATAACCAAAAAGGTAAAGAGGTAGACAGTAGCAAAACATTTGACGATAATAAATATTTATGTCAATACGATCAAATATATCTTTACAAACGTATGGTTAAATGGACAGCTGTAGGTGAACGTTGTTTTATTATGCCAATTAAAAATAAAGATGACTGGTCGCTAGAACCAGAGCGGAAAAACAAAGGTATAGTAAAAATAGGAAATAAAACACTAAAGTCGCTGGGTATTAATGAAGGTGATTTAGTTGGTTTTAAATCCAATAGAGAGTTTGAGTTTATAGTAGATAAACAAAGACTATATTGTATGGAATCAAATGATATTTTAGTTAAACATGAGTTCAAAGGAAACGAGGAAGAGTATAATCCAAGCTGGGCAAAAAGCAGTTGAGGAACTTATTAAAGTTGCTGAAGAAAAAATCATTACTAATACTGAAGATGATGTTTCTGCAGATAGACTTAAAAACGCGGCTGCAACTAAAAAGCTTGCTATATTTGATGCGTTTGAAATATTAGCTAGAATAGAAGAAGAAAAAAATATGCTTGAAGAAAAACCTCAAAATACTAAAGAAAAAAGTTTTAGAGGTTTTGCTGAGGGTAGATCAAGATAATGTACGAACAGTCTTTAGTAAAAACATTAAAAGACCACATTAAACCTAAAATTTTAAAAAGAAATAATAGGTATAAAAAATGGGAGTATGGCTATGACGTTGAACACGACGTTATTGTTATTAGTAAAAACGGCACAATAGGTGATGTAATTGAAATACAAAACCTTAAAATAGCTTTACCAGCTACACATGATAATGTTTATGCTGCGTCTGATAAAATAGAAGATCAACGTTGGGCTAAGTCGGAATACCCTAAACCATTAGCTAAAATTAAAAGTGTATTTGACTGGGAAAGATACCCAGTTAATTTTAAAGAAGAATGGTACGATTATATTGACGAAGAGTTTAAAAGACGTGAAGAAGGATATTGGTTCTATAATAGAGGCGTGGCTACTTACATCACTGGTTCTCACTATATGTTCTTGCAGTGGAGCAAAATTGATGTTGGTGCCGCAGATTACAGGGAGTCAAATAGGCTTTTCTTTATATTCTGGGAAGCATGTAAAGCCGACCAGCGATGTTATGGTATGTGCTACCTCAAAAACAGACGCTCTGGTTTTTCATTCATGGCGTCATCAGAGCTCGTGCATCAAGCAACAATATCTTCCGACTCACGCTTTGGGATATTATCAAAATCAGGGTCTGACGCTAAAAAAATGTTTACCGACAAAGTTGTACCCATATCAGTCAACTATCCTTTCTTTTTCAAACCCATACAAGACGGTATGGACAGGCCAAAGACGGAGCTTGCCTATAGAGTACCAGCGTCAAAACTCACAAGGCGTAAACTCGACCAAGGCGAAGCGCCAGAGGAACTCGACGGTCTCGACACGACGATCGACTGGAAGAACACGGGTGACAACTCGTATGACGGTGAAAAACTCAAAATTCTCGCCCACGACGAATCAGGTAAGTGGGAGCGTCCGGATAATATTTTAAATAACTGGCGAGTTACAAAAACAACATTAAGATTAGGTAGCAAAATTGTTGGTAAGTGCATGATGGGATCAACGAGCAACGCTCTTGACAAAGGTGGTGATAACTTTAAAAAATTATATTATGCATCAGACGTCACGCGAAGAAACCGCAATGGACAGACTAGCTCAGGATTATATAGTTTGTTCATACCTATGGAATGGAACTACGAAGGATTCATTGATTCTTTTGGATTACCTGTACTCGAAACACCAAAGGACGCGATTAAAGACGCCCAGGGTGATTTAATTACTACAGGTGTTATAGAACATTGGGATAATGAAGTTGATGGTCTTAAAGATGATCAGGATAGTTTAAACGAATATTATAGACAGTTTCCTCGTACAGAGAAACACGCGTTTAGAGATGAAGCTAAGTTATCTTTATTTAATCTAACTAAAATCTACGAGCAAATAGATCATAATGAAGATATTAAAAACAAAGCCATGGTTACTCAAGGTAACTTTCAATGGGCTGGTGGTATAAAAGATACTACTGTAAATTTTGTACCAGATAACAATGGTAGATTTTTAGTTTCTTGGATTCCACCTGCAAATCTTCAGAATCGTGTGATAATAAAAAATGGAGTGAAGTTTCCGGGTAATGATCACGTTGGGGCTTTTGGTTGTGACAGTTACGATATATCAGGAACTGTAGATAACAGAGGATCTAAAGGATCTTTACATGGTTTAACAAAATTCAGCATGGAGCAGGCTCCTTTTAATATGTTCTTTTTAGAATATATATCAAGACCCCCAACAGCTGAAATATTCTTTGAAGATGTTTTAATGGCATTGCATTTTTATGGCATGCCTATACTTGCGGAGAATAACAAACCTCGACTATTGTATTATTTAAAACGTAGAGGTTATAGAAAATTTTCAATGAACAGACCAGACAAAATATATAATAAACTGTCTGTTGCAGAAAGAGAAATAGGTGGTATACCTAACTCAAGCGAAGATATTAAGCAAGCTCACGCTGCTGCTATAGAATCATACATAGAAAATTACGTGGGCTTAAAAGAAAATGGATATAGTGATATGTATTTTCAAAGAACATTAGAAGACTGGGCAAAGTTTAATATAAACAATAGAACAAAATTTGATGCAACAATTAGTTCTGGCTTAGCCATAATGGCATGTAATAAAAACAAATACACACCAGTAAATATTCAACAAAGAGATACAGTTAACATATCGTTTAAAAAATATGATAACACAGGTTACATTTCAAAAATAATACAATAAATGGTTTATACTAATGTAAATAGTTCTTTTCCTAGTCAGGTAGTACCAGACGCAGAAAAAGATACTTTGGACTACGGTTATCAAGTAGGTAGGGCTATTGAAAATGAATGGTTTAGAGGTGATCGTGGCTTAGGCGCTGGTGGTCGCTTTGGTAACAACTGGCAAGATTTTCATAGATTAAAATTATACGCTAGAGGCGAACAGTCTGTAGCTAAATATAAAGACGAATTCTCAGTTAATGGTGATTTGTCTTATCTTAATTTAGACTGGAAACCTGTAGCTGTATTATCTAAGTTTGTAGATATAGTTGTAAATGGAATGACCGATAAAGGTTATGAAATTAAATCTTTTGCTACTGATCCATATGCTGTTTCACAGAGAACAGAGCACGCCAAAGGTATAGCTGAAGATGCATTTTCTAGAGACTTAATAACTCAAGCCCAACAAAATTTAGGTATAGATGTTTCTAGAACTAATATACCATCAGAGCAATTACCCCAAAGCAAAGAAGAGTTAGAACTACATATGCAGCTTAGTTATAAGCAGGCTATAGAAATAGCAGAAGAAGAATTAATAAGCAATGTATTTGATTATAACAAATACGAAGAGACTAAAAAAAGATTAGCATACGATTTAGTAGTGCTAGGTATATCTTGTGTTAAAACAAATTTTAATTTAGCAAACGGTGTTACTATAGATTATGTAGACCCTGCTAATCTTGTTTATTCTTATACAGAAGATCCTAATTTTGAAGACATATATTACGTTGGTGAAGTTAAAAGCGTAAGTCTTGAAGAGCTTAAAAAGCAATTTCCTTATTTAACAGATTCTGATTTAGAAGAAATACAAAAATATCCAGGTGATTCTAATTATACAAGAAATTATTGGGGTCAAGATGATAGTTATAACAACATACAAGTGTTGTATTTTGAATACAAAACATATCAAAATCAAGTATTTAAAATAAAACAAACAGATCAGGGTCTTTTAAAAGCTATTGAAAAGCCAGAAGATTTTAATCCACCTGCTAATGATAATTTTGAAAGAGTACACAGAGCTATAGAAGTTTTATATAGCGGCGCTAAAATATTAGGTCACGAAAAAATGTTAAAATGGGAACTGGCTGAGAACATGACTAGACCATATAGTGATCAAACTAAAGTTCAAATGAACTACAGTATATCTGCTCCTAGAATGTACAAAGGCAGAATAGAAAGTTTAGTTAGTAAATGTATTGGGTTTGCTGATATGATTCAATTGACTCACTTAAAAATACAACAGGTGTTAGCTCGCATGGTGCCAGATGGAGTATTTGTAGATGTTGATGGTTTGTCAGAGGTAGATCTCGGTAATGGTACGAACTATAATCCACAAGAAGCTTTAAACATGTACTTCCAAACAGGTAGTATTGTTGGTAGATCTAAGACTATTGATGGTGATATTAATCCTGGTAAAGTACCTATTCAAGAACTACAAACATCTAATGGTCAAGCTAAAATAGGTGCGCTGGTACAAACATATCAATATTATTTACAAATGATAAGAGATGTGACGGGATTAAACGAAGCTAGAGATGGTAGCCAACCAACTAAAGACGCTTTGGTAGGTTTGCAAAAGCTAGCAGCTGCCGCATCAAACACAGCTACTAAACATATACTGCAATCGCTAATGTACTTAACAGTAAGAACAGCTGAAAATATAAGTTTAAGAGCTGCGGATATGCTAAACTTTCCGTTAACTAAAAATGCTTTAATGAATAGCATTAGTACATTTAACACGAGTACATTGGAGCAAATGCGTAATTTAAATATGCATGAGTTTGGTATATTCTTAGAATTAGAACCTGAAGAAGAAGATAAGCAAATGCTACAAAAAAATATACAGATAGCTTTGCAGTCAGGCGGTGTTGATTTAGAAGATATTATAGATATAGAGCAAATATCTAATATTAAGTTAGCCAATCAAATGCTTAAAATAAAACGTAAGCAAAAACAAGAAAGAGATCAAGCTGCAGCTCAAGCCAATATACAAGCTCAAGCTCAAGCTAACGCGCAAGCTAACGAGCAAGCTGCTCTTGCTGAAATGCAGAAACAACAAGCTCTTACAGAAACCAAACTTCAGCTTGAGCAAGGTAAGTCTCAATTTGAAATACAACGTATGCAAACAGAGGCTGAAATTAAAAAGCAACTAATGGCTGAAGAGTTTAACTACAATATTCAGTTAGCTGAGGCTAGAGCTAAAGTTGAAAGAGAAAAAGAAAAAGAAATTGAAAATCGTAAAGACGAGCGGGCTAGAATCATTGGTACACAGCAGTCTGAAATGATATCTCAAAGACAAAATGACGAATTACCAAAAAACTTTGAGTCTGCCGGTAATGACTCGCTTGGAGGATTTGGACTAGAACAGTTTGAACCTCGTTAAAAAAAATTTTAATTATTTAATTATATTATATTATGTTAGAAGAAGTAAAACAAGAAGGTGAGTTTAAACTACAAGCCAAACCTAAAAGACCTAAAAACTTAGGTAAAACAGAAGAGGTAACTAAAGTTGAAATACCTAACACAGCTATTGAAGCTCAAGGTAAAGTTGTACCTGAAGTTACTAAAGTTGAAATTAAAAACGAAGATAATGCCGTTCAAGAGCAAAGCGCAGATGCAAGCGATGATACTGTCGGGCAACCCGAAAACGGTAGCAACAGCGAAGAAGTGGTTGAAGAAGTACGGACCACCGACTCAAATGAAGAGTCCCCTCTCTCTGTTATTGAAGAAGTATCAGAAGAAGAAGTAAAACCTACTGAAGAAAAAGTAATTGAAGAGGTTGAAAGAGCTGTTGTAGAACAAAAAGTTCTACCTGAAAATATTGAAAAGCTAGTTTCATTTATGGAAGAAACTGGTGGTACAGTCGAAGATTACGTTCGACTTAATGCAGATTATTCTAATGTAGATAACAATACGTTGGTAAGAGAATATTATAAACAAACACGACCGCATCTTGATCATGATGACGTAAGTCTTTTATTAGAAGACTTTGATTATGATGAAGAATTGGACGACGAAAAAGATATACGCAAAAAGAAAATTGCGTTTAAAGAAGAAGTTGGAAAAGCCAAAAACTTTTTAGAGGGATTGAAAGATAAATATTACGACGAGATCAAGTTGAGACCGGGCGTAACTCAAGAACAACAAAAAGCTGTGGATTTTTTCAATCGATACAGTGAAGAACAGCAAGCTATTACAAAAACTAGGGATAATTTTATTGACCGAACTAAGAGTTTATTTAACGAAGATTTCAAAGGTTTTGATTTTAAAGTTGGTGAAAAGAAATTTAGATACGGTATTAAAAACCCTCGGCACGTTGGTGAGACGCAATCAAATATTGATAACTTTGTTAAGACGTTCTTAAATAAAGACGGTGAAATAGGTGATATGCAAGGGTACCATAAAGCTTTGTATGCTGCTAGAAATGCTGATACTTTAGCTCAACATTTCTATGAACAAGGAAAAGCTGACGCTGTTAAAGAAGTCATGGCTAAGTCAAGAAACATTTCGACTGAACCAAGACAAACAGCTCAAGGTGAAGTATTTGTTAATGGTTTAAAAGTTAAAGCTATTAGTGGTGTTGATTCTTCAAAACTTAAAGTTAAAAAAATAACAATAAAAAAATAAAATAAATAATCATGGCTGTAAGTCCTATATTTGGTGACATTATTCCGTCACAAAAACAACAGTTGCTAGATACTAATTATCTATCATTTAATGGTGGAACTGGTACTGGTGACTCTGATACATTCGCTCAACAATATCTTCCTGAGATTTATGAGCAAGAAATAGAGCGATATGGAAATCGTACGCTCTCTGGATTTTTACGTATGGTTGGTGCTGAAATGCCTATGACGTCTGATCAAGTTATTTGGTCTGAGCAAAACCGTCTACACATTTCTTACACAGACTGTACTAACGATCAAGTTAACACTATCACTATTCCTGTAGCGTTAACTCCTGCTGATCCTAAAGATTACGTTGCAAACGTAGTTTCTGTTGGTCAAACTATTGTAGCCGTTGATGCTGCTGGTAATGAACTTAAAGCTGTAGTAACTGCATCTAACCTAACTTCTGGTGCACTTACTGTTGCTCCTTACACTGCTACTACAACTGCTTCACTAGGAACTACTGTTAAGATCTTCGTATATGGATCTGAATATGGAAAAGGTTCTTCTACTCCTAGCTCAACTGTAAGCGCTGGCGCTTCTGATGGGTACATTAGTATTGATCCTAACTTTACTCAATTCAGTAATTCACCAATTATCATTAGAAGCAAGTATGTTGTTTCTGGTTCTGACACTGCTCAAGTTGGTTGGGTCGAAGTTGCTACTGAAGATGGTACTGGAGGATATCTATGGTATCTAAAAGCTGAGTCTGAAACAAGACTACGTTTTGAAGATTACTTAGAAATGTCAGTTGTTGAAGGTGAAAAAGCTTCTGCTACAGGAGCTGGCTCTGCTGCTAACGCTGGTTACAAAGGTACAGAAGGTTTGTTTGCTGCTATCCAATCACGTGGTAACGTAGAAGTTGGATTCGCTGGACAAGCTGCTGCTGCTGCTTTGGCTGATTTTGATTTGATTCTTAAGAACTTAGACACTCAAGGTGCTATTGAAGAAAATATGCTTTTCTTAAACCGTGAGACTACTCTTACTATCGATGATATGTTAGCTGGACAGAACTCATATGGAACTGGTGGTACATCTTACGGTGTATTTGAAAACTCAGAAGACATGGCACTAAACCTTGGCTTCTCTGGTTTCCGCAGAGGTTCTTATGACTTCTATAAGACTGACTGGAAGTATTTGAATGATGCATCTACAAGAGGTGGTTCTGTAGCAGCTGGTGCTGCTAACTCGAAGTACTCTATTGAAGGTGTGTTGGTTCCAGCTGGTACTTCAACTGTATATGATCAAATTCTAGGTACTAACATCCGTCGTCCATTCTTGCACGTACGATATAGAGCGTCACAAACTGACGATCGTCGTATGAAGTCTTGGTTGACTGGATCTGTTGGTGGTGCATTTACTAGCGATCTTGACGCTATGGAAGTTAACTTCCTATCTGAAAGATGTCTATGTGTACAAGGTGCTAATAACTTCGTGTTATTCACTGGAGTATAATCACTTAAGTAATACTTACCCCTGATGTAATTTCAGGGGTAACTATTACCTTTATTAATTATTTAATTATATTATATCATGGCAAAAACAAAAGATGTTCCTAGTGTAGAAAAAGACTGGGAAATTAAAGATAGAACTTATCTAACAACAGGATCGTATAAACCATTAACACTTAGAATACCATCTAGGCATAGCAGAAAATTTCCAATGCTTTGGTTTGACCCTGAAACAAACGAACAAAGAGAACTTAGATATGCTACAAACATGTCTACCCCTCTTAAAGACTTACAACAAGGCGAAGCTACTCTTGGTACTATATTATTTGAAGATGGCTCGCTAGTTGTATCAAAAGAAAATCAATCGCTTCAAAAACTATTATCTTTATATCACCCTTTAAAAGGTAAAAGATATATGGAGTTTGACGCTGTTGAAGAAGCTGAAGATGAACTAGACATTATGGAGCTACAAATTGATGCTCTTAACGCTGCAAGATCTATTGACATAGATCAAGGCGAAGCTATATTAAGAGTTGAGCAAGGTAGTAAAGTATCTAATATGTCTTCAAAAGAAATTAAAAGAGATTTATTGATATTCGCTAGACGTAACCCAAAGTTATTTTTAGATCTAGCAAGCGATGAAAATGTACAGTTGCGTAACTTTGCTATCAAAGCAACTGAATCTAAAATTATTAAGCTGTCTGACGATCAAAGATCTTTTATGTGGGCATCTAACGGTAAAAAGCTTATGAGTGTACCATTTGATGAAAACCCATACTCGGCAATGGCTGCTTTCTTTAGAACTGACGAAGGCGTAGAAGTTTTCAAGTCTATCGAGAAAAAGCTAAAATAACATGTAACAATAGTATAGGGCTCGTTCACTCGGGCCCATACTTTAAAAAAATATAAATGGCAATAAACGTAGATACAGTATATAAAACCGTTTTGCTAATACTCAATAAAGAACAACGGGGTTATATAACTCCTGATGAGTTTAATAAAACAGCTACGCAAGTTCAATTAGATATATTTGAACAATACTTTGATGATTTAAATCAACAGCTACGCGTGCCACAAGCCGATTTTGATTATGCAGATCGGCAAATGAATATTGACGAAAAAATATCTTATTTCAAAGCTATAGGTAATTGTACTTATGATTCTTCGGGTGGGCATTGGTCTTTACCTTCGTCAGCTGTAGGAAGTCAAAACTTTGATACAATTATATATAACGCAAGTACTTTATCAAGCGGTCAAGCTTATTTTTATAAGCTAGGGGCTATAACTTATACTCCGCTAACTGGTTATCCAGTAGAGTTGCAAAGACTTCAACGCAACGATTTTTACAATATAGATCAATCACCATTAACAAGACCTACAAAAGAGTTTCCATGTTATCTTTACGAAGGGAATAAACTATATGTTAAACCTGTAAGTATACAAACTGGAACCGGTACTATAGAAGCTTCTATGATTAGAAAACCATTTGATGTATTTTGGGCATACTCGTTGGGATCTCAAGGTCAATACATTCAAGACGCATCTAACTCTTTTGATTTTGAGTTAGAACAATCAGAGCAAGTTAATGTTATACTTAGAATATTACAATATTCCGGTATTGTTATACGCGATCCACAAATTATACAAGCTGCATCAGCTGAAATACAGCAAAACGAAATAAACAAAAAAAGCTAATAGATGTCATTACTAACAGAAAACAATCGGCAATATTACGAAGGCGCTCAAGGCTTTAGAGGTGATGGTACTACTACTAAGTTTATAACTACTTTTGATACTGATTTAAAATGGTACGCAGCTGAAAGAACTAACGAAAGTTATGGTAAGAATAACTTTAAACTATACACAAGCACAAATGGCATACCAGGCAGTTGGTCAGAGGTTGTTGCGGGTTACACTGTATCTGGTAATACAATAGAATTTACTACAGCTCCAGTTGATGACTTGTATATAGTCGTTCAGCTTAAAAAGCTTGATGGTGGTGAGTACGGCATCAACACAACTGAAAAAGCTTTTGGCTCTATAGTAGAAGATAACTATGGATCTTATGCTTATACAGAACTCAACGATGTAATAAATAACTTTTTAGTAGCTTATGTTGGTGCTGGTAAACTTATACCAAGTGTTAAAAGAAGTGATATTATTTTTCATGCTAAACGAGCTATGCAAGAGTTTAGCTATGATACTCTTAAAAGTGTAAACTCGCAAGAGCTAACCGTACCACATAATTTAAGTGTAGTGCTACCGCAAGATTATGTTAATTATGTAAACTTCTATTGGGTAGATGATCAAGGTGTTCAGCATATTATAATGCCTACAAATAATCTTACTAGCAGTCCTTATAGTATACCACTTCAAGATAATCAAGGTGTTCCTACTCAAGATAACTTTGATAACAATATAACTGGTACCTCTATAATAGAAGATAGATGGAATAGTAATTATATGAAAGACAATGTAATTGATGATACAATTGCAGGCTGGGAGTACTATTATGGCTGGCCTGAGTTTGGTTATGGTCAATTATTTGGTCTTGACACTCAATACGCTAATAGCAATGGTTACTTTACTATAAACGATAGAGAAGGTAAAATATCTTTTTCTGCTAATTTAGTTGATAAGATAATTATATTTGAATATATATCAGACGGTCTTTCTACTAATTTAAAAACAAAAGTTCCCAAACTAGCAGAAGAAGCTATGTATGCTTATATAAGTCATGCGGTTATAGCTAGCAGAATCAATCAACCAGAATACATTGTACAAAGATTAAAAAGAGAAGCAAGCGCTAAACTTAGAAACGCTAAGATACGTTTATCTAACTTGAAGATAAATGAAATTGTTCAAGTTATGAGAGGTAAATCTAAATGGATTAAACACTAAAATTAAATGGCTGAAGTTAAAAACGCGTTCATCAAATCAAAGATGAACAAAGACCTTGATGCTAGACTTATACCACAAGGTGAGTATCGCGACGCTGTAAATATACAGGTTAGTAAGTCAGAGGGTGATGACGTTGGCGCTTTAGAAAATGTGCTTGGTAATGTTAGCAGAGCTAATTTCGAAGCACACTCTGGTGTTTCAAACTTAACTTGTATAGGTTATTTTGTAAGTGAGTTCAGCAGTAAAGTGTATTTATTTTTTACAGATTACACAGATCTTTACGACAAATCCACTAACCCAACTTATAACCTAAACGCAAATAACTTTATATACGAATGCGATTTAAGTTCTAATCCAAACCCAACAACTTCTGCATCAATAAAGAAATTAGTTGAAGGAGCTTTTCTTAATTTTTCTTCAAACAAACCTATTATAGGTGTTAATCTTTTAGAAGATTTTTTATTCTTTACAGACAATAGAAACCAACCTAGAAAAATAAACGTAGCTTTAGCTAATCAAGAAAATATTAATAACCCAACTTATTATTCTACAGAAGACAATATATCAGTAGCTAAATATTATCCTTATGAACCAATATCGCTAGTAAAAGAATCTACAGTGGCGCCAGGCAGTGATGAGTGCGCTATGTATGACGCTTTTAGTGAATTTATCCCATTAAATAATAGTGCACAGCCTAATGTAACTAATCCATATTACGACGCTAATTTTCCTGGAGATCCTAAGTTTTTAGAAGATAAGTTTGTTAGATTTAGTTATAGATTTAAGTTTGAAGATGGTGAGTACTCATTGATAGCCCCATTTACTCAACCGTGTTTTACACCAAAGCAAGACGGTTATTTTTTAGAAGGTGACGAGCAGCAAACTTTCGCTAGCACAGTTGTTGACTTTATGGAAAATAAAGTTAATAAAATAGATTTGCAAATACCATTACCAGTTATCGCTGATGACTTAAAAAATTCTTTTCATGTATCAGAAGTAGATATAATATACAAAGAGTCAGATGGCTTAGCGCTACAGGTTGTAGAAACAATACAAGCTAAAGATATTACAGGTACAAATCCTGTTTTTGAATATGTTTACTTATCACAAAAACCATACAAAACTTTACCAGAAGATGAAATAACTAGAGTATATGATAAAATACCAGTTAAAGCTTTAGGTCAAGAAGTAATATCAAATAGAGTTGTATATAGTAATTTTCAAGACAAACACACGCCACCTAAATTTATAAAATATCAAGTTGGTGCTAATGAAAAATATGAGCCATCTAACGCACTTCCGTTTGTAAATTCCAAAACAACTATAGAATACCCTAACCATACATTAAAGAGAAATAGGAATTATCAAATTGGAGTTGTTTTATCTGATAGATACGGAAGGCAGTCTACTGTAATATTGTCTAACGATCAAAATCCTTCTGCTGGGGGATTTGGAGCTGACACTATATATCTACCTTACAGAGATGTAAATGATTCTATTACTTACTTAGGTGATTCTTTAAAAATGTCATTTAACGAACCCATACAAAGTAATAAGAATCAAGCTAATTTAACTCCCGGTTTATATAATAATGATGTTAATGACGTTAATTATAACCCACTAGGTTGGCATACGTTTAAAATTGTAGTCAAGCAAGTTGAGCAAGAGTACTACAACGTGTATACTGCTGGCGCAATGAAAGGTTTACCATATAATTACAATATTTCTTTTCCTGGTCAACCAGGTGGATCTAACAACACTTCTTTTGTAACTTTAATTAACGACAATATTAATAAAGTACCTAGAGATTTATCAGAAGTTGGACCTCAAGATAAAAGTTTTAGAAGTTCAGTCGTGTTGTTTGGTAGGGTTAATAACACTAGTAATGTGTTTAGCAATATTGGTAACGAGCAATATATACCAACAAATGAAAGGCTTTCTTTTACAACAAATGTAATTGAAGATTTGTTTGATTTATTTGATGTACTTCAGTTTGATTATGGACCTGGAGTAAAGGTAGATCCTATAACAAGTACAGATAATGCGTATCATGGATTTTACAAGTCAGATTCAAATCCTTTTATAGCTGAATTTATAACAACACAAACAGCTGCAGATCAATTTGGAGTATTAAATAGTCAAACTAACAATGAGTTTAAAGATATAGAAAACTTGGCTATATTTGAAACAGCACCTACTATATCTAGACTCGATTTGTATTACGAAACTAGTACGTCAGGATTAATAGAAGATTTAAATAACGCTGTTGGATCTTCAAGTGGAGGTGTTTATGAAATAAGTAATTTTGAATATTCACAAAATGAAAGCTATGGTTTAGACGCAGTTGTAGCTACTGGATTTAAATTTTTAAACTTTGGAGGCGTAGCTCTTCCAGCTACAGTTGAACTTGTTTCTGTACTTGATGACTCAGGTTCTGGTATTAATAGAAAAAACCAATTTACACTTTCTCAATTAGGTTCTCTTGAATTTGAGTTGAGAACAAATAGTTATTTTTATTACGGTGAAAATGCTAATATCAACGAATCTTATGTGTTTACTTTTAAAGCTACACACGGAACTGACGTTACATCTTTGCCAGTAAATGGTAATTTAGAAAATACACCACCAACAATAAACAATGAAAATACAGATACGATACAATTGCAAATAGGTGATCAATCTGTTTTAACAAACTTAAGTGGTGTTAATGGTAGTGCTGACCCGACTAGAGATACGCTTGGATTAACATTTTCTATAGACTCTTCTACAGGTGCTGGTGATTATATTGTTGTAAATAACAATGAAGTTCAAAATAAAAATACATCGGCAAGTGGCTCAGGATCTTTCACGCTAAGACTTACAGACGCTGGAAGTCCTCAAGCTGGAACTGTAACTAAAACTTTTGATGTTGTTTTTGATGAACCAAATACAAATCTACCTTCTTATAGAACTTACCCTGGCAGCGGCATGCTTGCTGACAGTAGAGGCGCCGCTGTGTATCTTACAAATGATTTTACTAATTTAACAAGCAACATACCCAATAGCTTTGGAAATATAAGCTACAATAGTAATGGCTACAATACTAGTTTTCATTTAAAAGGATTAGTGCAAAATCTATCTTCTTCACAAAACCCAAATACAAGATCTGTTTGTGATCCTAACCAGCCGGGTTTTATGTATGGAACAAGTAGTAATATTGGTGGTTTTTATAATGAAAAAATACCACAAGGTGGTCTTACAACTGGTGTTTTTTATTTATATTTTAATCCTTACAACTCTCAACCTTACCAACAACAGCAGTTTCCAGAGATTAACTTTAGATATCAAATTGCGTACAGAGCAAACTCTAACAGCGCTTGGGCTACAGCTATCGATATGAATGGTAACCCCGCGAATTTTTCAGGTACATGGTTTTATAATAGTGCAGGTACTGGAGGTTTAGATTCTAACAGTATTAGTAGCAATTGGAGCTCATTGCAAAACCCTCAGATTGTAGTTACTCGTCTTGAAAATAATTATGAGAAGCGATATGCTGGTTTAGTTTATGCGTTTAATATTCCAGGTGAATATAGAATTTTGCATTCTAATATGGCTTCCACTTTTGGAAAATTAACACCTCAAGGTGATAATCAAAATGGTTTTAGTTGTAGCCAAACACCTTATTACGACAGTAACATGGGTCATGTGTTTGAAACAGGTGATTTTTATTATCCACATAGTTCCGCTGGTGGAGTTGACAACACTATAGCTCCAAACAGTTCAGACCCTAACAACGTGTTTAGATATAAAATAAGCCAAGGAAATTGTAATAATACACCTACAATTAATGTTTATGCTAGAGAACCTGTAGCAAAATACGTAACACAGTTGTACACCGATCAAGGTTTAAATAATAAATTTGGATCTTCAACATCTGGAACTTCTTATGTAATTAGAAGAATGGAATCTTTGAGTTCATTTAGTAGTACGTTTTTAAATCCTGAATACACCAATCAAGGTAAGTATTTAATATTTTTTCAAAACACAACAGGGCTTGCTAATCCTGGTAGTCAAACACCTTGTTATACTTAATTATGGCAGCTATATTAGAAGTAAAATATTTTAATTCTTTTCTACTGAAAAAGACTCACACTGGAACTCCAACATCTACAGATCCGCCGGTATGGGACGGTAGCACCGGTGTGCCTTCTGGTCAAAATGGATCATACCCAGTAACAGGACGCCCACCTAGTAATGACGCTCAAAACGCAAGTTGGTCTATAGAAGAAGCTCGTATACGAGGTGGCTACAATAATACCAATATAGATTATGGAGTAAGAGCTTACATCGTAGACGAAGAGCCAAATGGAAGTACAAGAGGTAATGCGCTTATATATTCTGGTATATTTAATTCTAGAACTGGTATTAATAATACAAATGTATTTAATGTAGCTAAAGATATTACAAAAGCCGCAGATCCAGCTAGTGGTAGTATACAAAAATTATACGCTGAAGATACGAACTTAATTATATTACAGGAAAACAAAATAAGTAGAGCATTAATAGATAAAGATGCTATATATTCAGCAGAAGGTGGAGGTACTGTAACATCTACAAATGTTGTTATAGGTCAAATTATACCATATGCTGGTAACTTTGGTATTAGTAAAAATCCAGAAAGCTTTGCTGTATATGGTTATAGAAAGTATTTTGTAGACAGAAGTAGAAACGCTGTGTTACGTTTATCTCAAGACGGTATTACAGAAATATCAAACTATAGTATGGTAGATTATTTTAGAGATGAACTTTCTAATTTAAAAACAAGCGACAAAGCAATAGGCGCTTGGGATATATATACAAAGCAATACGTAGTTAGTCTACAAGGTAGTAATATAACACCAACAATATCAGGCGCGCAAGGTGAGTTTTCAGATACATACCAAACATTGTCATTTGATGAGTCTGTTCTTGGTTGGACTAGTAGATTTACTTATAAACCAGAGCAAGCGTTTAGTGTACAAGCTAAATACTACACAGTAAATCAAGGGATTTTATACCAACACAATTATCAAGAGGTTGGAAAAGATGATAATAGATCTAAGTTTTACGATGTTTATTCTGATTCTAAAATTACATTTATATTCAACCCAAAAACTAGTGCATCTAAATTATTTAAAACAATTAACTACGAAGGTTCAACTGGTTGGGAAGTTTCATCTTTTCTAGGACAAAGAGAGTTTGATTTAGTTGACACAAGTAATTTAATTTATAGTTACGACGAAGGAGCTTACACGCAAGATGGTATTCAATATTACTCTGGATTTCATAATAAAGAAGGCAAATACTTTGCTAACCTTATTAACAGTAGTCAACCAACTTCAAAAGAAATTATATTTGGCGCAAGTGTTTCAGGTGTAAAAGGTTATTATTCTACTGTAACTATAAGAACAGATGATAGCACGCAAGTGATAGGAAGCGGTGGTAAGAGCCGTGAGTTATTTGCTGTATCATCTGAATACGTAGAATCATCATACTAAATTAAATGGAATTAAATATACGTAGACTTACAGAAAACGATTGGAACACGCTGTGTTCTTGGTGGGATGCGTGGCCTGAATGGGTTAACCCACCTAAAGATTTTTTACCTGACAACGGTACTGGTGGTCTTATTGTAGAAAAAGACGTACCTATCGCTGCAGGTTTTATATATTACACCAACTCTAAGGGAGCTTTATTTGAATGGGTTATATCTAATCCAGATTATAGAGAAGCTGATAGAAAAGATGCTATAGAGCTTTTAATAAAAGCAGCTGAAGAAGTATGTAAAGCTAATGGAGTTAAGTATATGTTTACTATAGGTAGATCTAAACCTTTAATCGAAATGCATAAAAAACTAGGGTGGACAGTAGACAAAAGCCCTTCTCACGAAATAACAAAAAGAATAAATTAACATGTCAGTAGTATCTGGAATAATAGCTAGTAAAAAAGCAAATAAAGCCGCTAAAGCCGCAGGTAGAAAGCAGAAGAAGCACGAAGCTGAGTTGGAAAAAGTAAAACAGTCTAGACAGACTATTATAAATCCATACAGTACTACAACTGATTTAAGCACGTTAGCTCAAGATCTTAGTGGACAAATGTCAAATCCGTTTCAGCAATTAGGCGTAGCTACTGCTGCGGCTGAAATACAAATGGAACAATCTGATATTGCTTTAGCTAATACTCTTGATACTATTAGATCAACAGGCGCTAGTGCTGGTGGTGCAACTGCTCTTGCGCAAGCTGCTTTGCAAAGTAAAAAAGGTATAGCTGCTAGTATAGAACAACAAGAAGCTCAGAATGAAAAACTAAGAGCTCAAGGCGAACAACAATTACAACAACAAAAATTATCTGAAGCACAAAGACTACAATCTATTGCTATATCAGAAGGACAAAGAGTTCAAGCCGCAGATGCCGCTGGAAAACAATTTGAATATCAAGCTCAAGAAGCTAGAACTAATGCGGATCTTGATAGAGCTTCAAGTATGATCAGTCAATCAATGGCTAACAAAGCGTCAGCTAATCAAGCACAAGCACAAGCTATATCTGGTATTGGAACTGGATTAGCGTCAGTTGGATCAGCTTTTGCTAGAGGTTAATAGTTTTAAACAATTATCATTATGAGTTATAGAAATCCACAAATAATCGTTGATCGTTCAGCAGAAATATATGCTCAAGCCGTAGGTCAAATGGGACAGATATGGGCTCAAGGCGTACAAAACTATTTTGAAAATAAAAAGAAACAACAAGCTGACATAGACAAAAAAAACAAAGCTTATCAGCTGGGTATTAATAAAACTGAATTAGAATACGACAATAGTTTTAGAGAAAAAACTAAAGATATTGAAGAAGAATCGTTATATAAAATAATTCAGGATCAAGCCAGGTTAAAATTAGATGGTAGCGAAAATCAAATGGGTGTCATAGAAATGGACACTCAATTAAGCTTAAACTCTGAGCTAACTAAAGATCAAAGAAAAGAATATAGAACAAAAATAGACGACTACAAAAGATGGGAGGATAAAATTGTAAACATAACTGGTGATGTTATGGCTGATTTAGAACCACTAGATAATCTTTCCTCTAGTGAAATAGGTATGCCTGGTAAAGTAGAATTTTTAGGCGAAGGCAACGAAAAGTTTAAAAACTATGTAGTTGCTTATGCTTTAAAAAATAAAGAAGTACCTGGTGTAGAAAGCAAAAGAACAGCTGATGGAGATTTATTAAACTTCGATATATCTATAAATGCCAATGATCCTATTATGAGACAGTTCATAAACGACGGGGCTTTAGAAGTTAAAGAAAGTGATATAGGTGAAGATGGTAAAATAAATTTAAAGTGGAGTAGAGATATTAAAACTTGGGACGGTCAGTTTATAGTTGATATACCAGGTAGTCCGGATATTATGAAGTCTTTAGAAACCGCTAATCTTGTAGATAATGGCAATATAACAAAAGCTTTTGTGTCTGGTACAGGTTATAGAGTTGAAGATATAAAAGATACAGATTATCAAACCATTACTCCTAAAAATTATTTTGATCCAAGTGTTATAACTGAAAACGAAACTGTGCAATCAGAGTTTGAATCATATGCTTATGGCCAAATTGTTAGTCAATCAATAGACGAGGCTGTAGCTGGTTTACGAAGTAATTTTGGTGCTGAAATATCTAGACAAGATTGGACAGACATGACTGCTAACGAGCGTCAAGATTTTGTTGTTGATCTTTTAAACGACAAAGCTATTGAAGAAGCCAAAGGTAGTAAGTTAGCTACTCAAACAGAGCTGTACGATAGAAGAAATAATAAAGCCGTAAGTCCTAGTCAATTAAAATCACTAGCTGAAAATGCTAACATGTCTGAGCAAGATTATATAAAGCAAAACTTAGAAATAAAATACTATACTCTTGGTAAAACTTTTGAAAGGAAAAAACCAACTGAAAAAGAAGTAAAAGATAAACAAAAAGAGCCTACTACTTCAGAATTAAAGCTAGAAGCTTTTAATGAATTTATGACGCAAAAAGGTGGCAAAGAAGAGTTTTATAAATCTTTTGTTACAGGACCTGGTGCTAACGTTGCTGATACATTAAACAGACAGTTAGATGATTTAGCTATACCAAATCAAGCTGTTCAAGTTCAAGACGAAGCAGGAAATCCTGTTCAAGATTTAATTGAAATAGACGTTTCTGGAAAAGAAGGTAAGATACAAATTGACACATCTAATCCAGAAATGGCGTTAGCAAAGTTACAATACGCGATTTCAGGTGATTATAGTCATGTAAGAGAACTTCAAAAACAAAATTAAATAGTATGTTTAAATATAAATTAGGTGACGATATTTACAGTGTTCCTGCAGAAGAGGTAGATATTTTTGAAGCTGAAACTCCCGATGCTATAAGAGTTACAGACGAAGAAGAGGGAAAGATAAACGGTGTTGCGGACAAGGGTGCAACTGTAACACCGACAACCGGGCAAGCACCCGAGATTACGGAATTAGAATCGGTAGATATTTCTTCGGAATCACAACCAAAGCGTAGTGGAAGAGGTGAGCAAAGAAAAAGAGAGCTAGAAAAAAGAGAAGCCAAGCAAGAGCAAGATCTTATATTTGAGGAGATAGAAGATCTTGAAATATACGATGATACATTAGATGTAGTAGAAGACGATAAAAAAATAAGACTACAGGAATTAGCTAGAAAACAAATTGAAAGTGAGTATAAAGCTAATGATGTTTTAGAATACACAATATCACCAGAAGAGATAGATCAGAAAGCTCAAGATATTTTAGATGAAAAAAATAAACCTAGCTTATTAAAAAGCTATGGCGCTCAAACTGTTAGAGGTTTTGCTGGGTTTGCTAAAGGAGCTAGTCAATTTGAGGAAACACTAAAGTACTCTTTACTTGAAACTGCTTTAGATGTTTTTGATCCTGACTATAAAGGTACAGTTGAAGAGAAACAATCTATAATGCAACTTATAAAGTCTGGAGGTATGACTTCGCCGCTAGGTGGTTCATTAGGCCCTTCGTCTAACTATGAAGATTTTATATCTAAGTTAGAGCCGTCTATTAGGGAATACGAGGACATAACTATAACTGAAGAAATAGAAAAAGGTAACTACCTACTTGCTGGAGAGAGGGCTGTTGGCGCAGCTTTAGAATCTTTACCATCTATTGTTGCTGCTGCAACTGGTTACGGAGGTTTAGCTATGTTGGCTGGTAGCGTAGCTGGTGGTAAATTTAAAGAAGAGTTTGAAGC